TGCCAGCACTGTGCTGGCACCATTGCGATTGAGAGTCTTAGATGCTGATTCCTCGACGTGCCATTTCTGCACCAATGATCGCCATGGCAGACGTGTTGCCTTTTTCCTTTGACACCTTGAATGCAAATTCAAGATACCAATCTGCGCGAGTCGTCATGTTAATTGCCATGCGCATCTGAGCTTTGGTCATTTTGGTTTTCATGGTCGTTGCCTTTCGTGTCATCTGTCTTCTACCTGATGTAATTATATAGCATATCAATGATACATGCAAGTATTTTATTGATCAATTTGCGACGAGTTTTGTGCTAATATGTAATGCGACAACAGCCAGCACTAGATATCGTAATCCGTGTCTCTCTGTTCGCCTGCTCAGTGACGACTGGCATTGATGTGTGAAGATGCGCGCAATTGAACATCATCAATGCAGAAAGCAGAAAAACAAAAGCCACATAGCGATTAAGCTATGTGGCTTTTGCACAGATGACTGACGCAGGAAAGGAAACTGCACCGTCATGCAAATTGTATCACTGTGATGCAGTTCTGCCAAGAATAGGACACCACAGTGATGCCAGAATTATACTATGGCTTTGCTGGCCATGTCGTCACATTCCAGATCAGGCCATCAGTGATGTCTCGCAGTGCTTGTCGATAGGTCTGCCATGCTGCCACAGTCTGCGCATCCAAGCCAACATCTGGCAATTGCGTATAGTCGCAGTCTGCGAGTTTGCCATTGCGTACCAATCGAAAAGCAGTCATTGCCTGATCTTCAGTGTATGGACGATCACTGACGATTTCGCCTTCTGGCACTGTGGCATATTGATTGCCTTCGTCATCCCAATACTCAAATGTGATGCTGTCAGGCATGAAGATGCGATAAATCATATCATCACCATGTGAAAGATTGGCGATTCTGATGCACTGTCTTCGGTCGTTGCTTGGAGTGTGTGTGTCGATGTTGTCGTGTGCGCTCTATATTGCACTACATCGCCTTCTGCAAAGAATCTGCAGACAGAATGCATAAATTTTACATCCTTGTGGCCACCAGTGCCCATTGAACAAACATCGACAGAATTAACGCGCAAATCTCCATGAATTTCGTCTTTTGTGCTGAGTGCGCCAATGACTGTGATTAGGTAATATCCTGCGATTGGCACAGTGATTGATGATCCTGACCATGTAATCTCGCCAGCATTATCAATTTCACTCTGCCATGTGACTATGACGCCAGCAGTAGTGATGCTGAGCGTGCTAGTGCGAGTGAGACTGAGAAACACTGCATTATCTGCGCGCTCCAATTGCACAATTCTTTCGCGCAGTGTTTGCTCATTGCTGGCAGTGAGATAACTAGATGTTGGATAGGTCAATTTGCACCTCTTCTGCGCCATTGGAAGACATCGCCAGTGATACTGCGTAGATTTTGCGAGACAGAGTCTCTGTAGATGTCACTGCGATGCTTACCAGATCGCCCAAGAAATAATCTCTTCCGTATCGCCATGTCGAGGATTGCAACACCTCAACATCATATGACTTCACCTTTCTCTGCTCTTGATTGTATCTACGCTTTGCGACTGATGTGAGCTGTGCGACTGTAGTGCTGTCGCTTCCTTTGACCATGGCTTCTCGCAGATCAATACCAGTAGGTGCAGTTGACGGAAATGCACTGCGCAGATTGTTTTTGTCTTTTCCTTTGCCAACAGACATGATGTATGTTGGATAGTTAACCAGACTGGACTGCTTGACCAGTGTGCCAAGTGTGCCATTGATCTGGCTGAGTTTCACATAAGACCTACGGTCTGCACCAAGAGTCGCAGCATAGAAGAGAGAAAATCCAAGACTGCCAACATCAAAATTGACCATGAAATCTATGCTGCCAACATCTGCAATTTTCTGCATCGCCAACAGTAGATTCTCTCCAGAACACGAAAGCGCCATTGATGCGCCAATGCTCAAATCAACAGCATCTGTCGCTGTATTGATTCTGCCATCAGTCCATCTTTGTAATCGAATACCATATCTACGCGTCAATGCTGCTGTTATAAATGGAAAATTGCCATTGGCCTGTGATGCAACATTGGTATTCCATAGTGCAGTGATAATTGACGATGCTGTTGGATATGCTGAAACCTTGAAATCGCTGACACCTCGCATGCTTGGATACCATGCCACAATCCGATCTTGCAGAATGCACATCGCATCCACTGCAGTCACAGTCAGCATGCGATTCTGTCCATAGTCTCGTGTCCATGCGCGTATGAAGCCAAGAAATTCTTCATACGCATTCAGGCCAATTGATGCATCTGCGCGTGTGATTGACACAATGTATCCATAGTCTAAATCTGCCACCACTGGTGCATCAAGATTCACAGAGAATGTGGCTATGGATGGCGAATTGATTTTATGCACAATCGCCAGATTCAATGGTGTGACAATACCAAGAGCTGTGCCAGTATCACTATATAGTTTTATGACGTATTGTATCGCCATGGCTATGCTCGACTAATAGTGAAGACACCATTGGTGTATGACTGCGATGCGATTGTGCTGATTGCACTGATTTTTATGACGTCAGTGACTGCTGTTGTTGCAATCAATGATGTCTGTGTCATGGTATGCGTGCTAGTGCCTGACGATGCCATGCGTGTTGATTGGACAAACGTGCCATTCAGCTGGATTCCAAGCAATCGATTGCCAGTCGTACCTGATCCAAATACTCCATATGCTGAAACCAGATACAAACCAATACGACGCACAGTGATTTCGCCAGTCGTCGTGTTTACACTGAAGATATTATCTGCAGTCGTTGATGACGAGGAATAGCCAGTAATGTCATATGTGGTGTTTGCAGTCGTCAGTGTGGCAGTGCCACCAGACATCGTTGCATAGGATTGGTATGGCAATTGCGTCGTTGTGCCATACATCGCATATGATTGCGAGATTGCTGTGATTGACGCACCAGAAACCGTCACAGTACCTAGTGTGACATATGTCTGACCAGACAATTGCGCATTGGTAGCGACTGCGAGACGCACAGAGTATGTGCCCACAGTCGTGCCAGCAACACTGCGAGAAACCGTCAATGATCCTGCAGTAGCATTGACTATGATGACGACATTGTATGTGGCATTGGCCAGTGTTGAAATGTTGATTGATGACGATGTGGTGTTTTCGTAGAAATAGCCACCAACGACTGCTGCGCCATCAGCAATGGCCAGTGTTGCTGAGCCAGTGCCTGACATCGCCATTTCACTTCCTACCTGAAGCACGCCATCAGAAAGAGTCTTTGTCTCCATGGCAGTCAATCGACTGCTGGCATATCCTGATCCCACATTGCCATCACCATATGATGCGCCAGTACCTGTGCCCATTCCAATTGATTGTTCTGCCATGTCAAAACTCCCTTATATACCGACGTATCGATCATACCAAAACATGTTTACCTGTGAGCTTGACGTCGTGCCAGTCGCACTGACTGAGAGATACTGCAAACCTGCGTCAAATGTTGGTGCAGGATACAATCCCCAATTAATCAAATCGCTGTAGATGCTGAGCGAAGCGAATTGCGAGATACCAGCACTATCAATGACGGTCTTTTTGCCATATCGCAAATCAATCGTCCAAATATCTCCATCTGGCACTGATGATGTCAGCTGAATCAAACGACCTGCACCATCGACAAGAGTAAGATTGGTCAATGGGCCAATGCACTGCAGGATTGGAGAAGACATGACTGTGCCAGTGTATGCCACAGAAATGGTGTTATCAACAGAGTCTGCGCCATATGGCACTGGATACGGTTTGGGATATGGTGTCGGTGTGCCATATTGCGTATAGGTCATTTGCTGTACATTTTGCGTGCTGTTGTACCATGTGGGATCATCTGCGCGAAGCTGGATGACAGCTCTTACATTGAAATCTGTCTGACTAGAATCCATTGAAGCGCCAGAAATCTTGACGTCGATGCTTCGCTTAATCTCAAAGAATGTATCTTCATTCAGCGTATGACGCAATGTGGCTGTGTCATTGCCTGGCTTAAACATCTGAATGAGATTTTCTCGATTGCTCATCATCTCTTCATAGGTCGTGCTAGGTATGACAATGGGAAGATTGATGACACGAGGATTGATGCGATAGTCAACATCTGTGTCACCATCTTGGAATGGGCCTCTCTGCACAATGCGTGTGATCGGTGCAATGCCCCAATTGACTGCACCAGTCACATACAAAGTAATGCCAGAATAGCCACCATTGGCAACATTGAATTCCCATGTACTAGTACCACGAATGAATTCAAGCTTCATTGGCCTGCTCCAATCGTCATCATCCAAGCTTTGGCATCACTGATTAATGACGATTCTGATTGTTGGCTTCCATAGTTGGCAGTCATGTTGAGATAGTATGTAGTGCCATTGGAATTGATTCCATTGCGCGATGCGCGTCCAGTCGTCGTAGACTCATCATCATCATCGCCTTCACTGCCTTGACCAGAGAAATATGATGTGACTGCAGACCATGCATCTCTCGCAGCTTGGAGCAGTGCATCCTTAATCCATGACGCTCCACTCTTGATGCCATCAGCAATACCTTGCACCATATCTGTACCAAGCTGCAAAACTTTTGGCTTGATCTCATCAAAAAATGTCAGCAAATTCTTGTCTAGCGTTTTGAAGAATTCCCATAAATCCGTCAATGCTGTGCCAACAGTCTTTTTCATGGTTTCAAATGCACCAGAGAAATCGCCTTTGACGACCTGAGATAGTGCAGTAAGAATGCCTGTGACAGCTGCACCAACAGTCGTCGCCAGTGAAAAAAATGTATCCAAGACTGTCTGGATGTATGGCCAAGCTATAGTAAATCCCTGACTGAGCAAATCCCATGCGACAGCAGATGCATTAAACGCCAGCACTAAAACATCCTGAATCAATGTCGCCATTGCTCCAAGCACTGTCGTCAAAGTAGTGATGTATCCTTGGACTGTTGGAGATCCAAGATATTCAGCAATTGCACCTCCTGCAGACGTAATCGCAGGAACAACGACACCCACCCAAGACATAAATGCATCAGTCAATGGCTGCAAAAATTTCTTCACAGTTTCAAGACCTGCGCCCATTTGTGCCAGCACATTTGGAATCGCAGTAATGGCATTGCGTATGGTGTCAAAAATGCCAGATGTTGTGCCAGTCATCTGCATCGTGTTAATCCATGCAGACAATCGACCTACCACATCTGCTATGATCGGCACCACAGTATCTGCCATGAATGTGCCAAACTCCATGAGGATTGGCATCAGTGCTGTTCCAAGAGTCTGCTGAATGTCAGCAAATTTCTCTTTCAGCACGACCTGCTGTCCAGCATAGGTGTCAACTGCTGCTGAAGCACTGCCACCAAACTGCGTATTCAGCTCAGCCATCATTACTTCTTGTGCGCCAGCAACATTGCCTGCTTCGACCATGGCTTTTATCATGGCTTCTTGCTCAGCAGTAAACTGCACACCAGATCGCGACAAAGCAGCCAATCCTGCCACAGGATCATTGAGCGCTTTACCTACCTGCATTGCTGCAGAATCCAAATCCATTCCCAATGCTTGCGACATGTCGAGGATTGACTGCGTCGCACTGCCAAAGTTTTCGCCTTTGATGTTTGTGAATGTTGCCAAAACATTCTGCGCACCAAGAATTGCATCATCAGAGAAAAGAGACTGGCCAGCAGATGCGCTCATGGCAGAAGCCATTTCTCCCATTTCTGCTGCAGTCAATCCTGCTGCTTCTCCAGTAGATGCAACGACTGCCTGTGTCTGAGCAAAGACAGAATTCCATGCAGAAGCTTCTTCGATGCTTCCTCCAACGAAATCTGTGACTGCACCAAGAGCTTTGCTACCTAATTGCGCAGCCATGCCTGCAAGGCCTTGACCAATTCCTTGCAACACGCCAGTCATCACTGATCCCATGCCAGAGAATGATGATCCCGCTTTGCCAGCATTTTTGCTGACGTCGTCGAGACCATCATTGACTGCTTTGGTCGTCTTTGTAGCATCATCTTCGGATTTAAAACGAATTAAGACAGTCTCTTCTGCCATTACTTCTTAATCCTTCGCTGTTGCACTGTGCGCTCCACGCTCATCATCAGCAAATCCTGCTGAATAGTTTGCCATGGCACTGCTTCCAATTCTGTCGGTGTGCAGTGATAAACATCTCGACACATGACCAGTCGTATATATTCCATTGGCGCCACATCACCTGTCCATAGATGGGCCATGAGCGCCTTCTTTAGTTTCCCATTGATGGATTCAAAGAAGCCAGAATCTCTCTCACAATCTTGGAAAAATGTTTTGCAGGAATGTCTTCAAAGCTTCCATTCTCTACTTCAACACATTTCCTCAGAATAGAAACCATGCTGGCAATGTCGTCTTTTGCAGACTGCAATTTGATGAGATCGCCAATTGTCAATTTGTTGTCATCTACGATGTAGTGCATGTGGGGATGCTCCAATCAAAATAATGTGTGGGGAAGAGATTGGCATGCAGTCTTTCCCCACAAAGACTGCACACCCAAATTATGCGACGTCTGTGTATGTGATGCCCGGACATCTCACAGTGAATGACGCCATGATTGCATCTGCAGACGTAGCATCTACTGCAGGATAATCCAAGGATGTGATGTATCCAGTCGCATTGGTTTCGATGGTGTTTGCACCAGATGCTGATCCCTTAGGTGCCCATTTGATTTGCACTGCGCTCTTCGCAGCAAATGCAGCACTGACAATCATGAATGCTTCTGTGGTCGTCACCTCGGTGTAGATGACATTCACAGTCACATCTACTGGCTCCA